TACGGCCCAGCCGATAGCCGGTTTGCCGTCGTGAAGGCTGCGGGCCAGATCGACCGCGCCGAGGGTGAAGACACCAAGATCGCATCGGCGACGATCACGATCACTGCCGAGATCAAGCTGCCTGAATTGATCAAGTCGGCTGTCAACTGGATCGTTGAGCGAGCCAAGGGCAATACCGCCACCGGCAACTACGGTCATGCTGCCGCCACCGGCAAGCACGCTATCGCTGCCACCACCGGCCACAGAGGTCATGCTGCCACCACCGGCCACAGAGGTCATGCTGCCGCCACCGGCCACAGAGGTCATGCTGCCGCCACCGGCAACTACGGTCATGCTGCCACCACCGGCAACTACGGTCATGCTGCCGCCACCGGCGACAGCGGTCATGCTGCCGCCACCGGCAACTACGGTCATGCTGCCGCCACCGGCAACTACGGTCATGCTGCCGCCACCGGCGACAGCGGTCATGCTGCCGCCACCGGCGACAGCGGTCATGCTGCCGCCACCGGCGACAGCGGTCATGCTGCCGCCACCGGCAACAGCGGTCATGCTGCCGCCACCGGCGACAGCGGTCATGCTGCCGCCACCGGCCACAGCGGTCATGCTGCCGCCACCGGCCACAGAGGTCATGCTGCCACCACCGGCAACTACGGTCATGCTGCCACCACCGGCGACAGCGGTCATGCTGCCGCCACCGGCGACAGCGGTCATGCTGCCGCCACCGGCAAGCACGCTATCGCTGCCTCGCTGGGCTACCAAGGCACCGCAAAAGCTGAGCTCGGTGGCTGGTTGGTGCTGGCTTATTGGAACACCAAAGGTGAACTCGTTGCCGTTCGCTCAGTGAAAGTCGGAGAGGAAGGCACGCAGCCCGGCCACACCTACCGTCTCGGCAGCGACGGCACCTTCATTGATGTGGACCAGTAAGATGCTAACTCCGATCGACGTAACCATCACCTTGGCACTGATCGCATTCGCGAGCGGTGCTGCCGTCGGCGCGCTGCTGGCACCGCAGCGTCGCCGGCGGTCAACCAGCTATTTGCCAGCTGGCGCGTGGCGCCGCCGGTTCGCGGCTGAAATGCGTAGGGGGAAGTGATGCGCAAATATCGGTGGGAGCGGGAAGAGCCTGCGGATCAGGACGACCGCTATTGCGACGAATGCGGCGAGCCTGTCGCTAACTTTCATGTCTTCCCGTTGGAGAAAGCCGACAGAGAGCCGGGGGCTTTGTTGACGCGTGACGGGGAGCCAGAGCCGATCGGCATCATTTTTGACGTCGACACGGCCGAGCGCATCGTGCGCGCCCTCAACATTGAGGAGGCCGGTCGTGTTGACTAGACCCATCCGCGAACGCGATGTCGAGGAGCGGCTTGTCGCGGCAGCCAGCCACGTTGGCGGCATCGCCTATAAGTTCACCTCCCCGGGTCGCCGCAATGTGCCAGATCGCCTGGTGGTGCTGCCGAAGGTCGTTCCCTTTTTCGTCGAGTGCAAGGCTCCCGGCTGCAAGCCGACAGCAGCGCAGCAACGCGAACACGAACGGCTCCGCGCTTTGGGCGCCACGGTGTTTGTTATCGACGGGCTTTTGGACGGTACCCAGGTCATCCAGCACATGTTAGCGCGGGCCGCAAAGTGACGCCGCAAGATTACCATCCCCGCGACTATCAGGTCGCCATCACCCGGCAGATCCTCTCGCAGCCTCGGACCAATGTCTGGGCGGGCATGGGCGCCGGCAAGACGGTGTCGACCCTGACGGCGATCGATATCCTGCTGACGGTGCTGGGTGAAGAGGGACCGGTGCTGGTCGTGGCGCCGCTGCGGGTGGCGACGTCTGTATGGCCGGTCGAGGTCCGCAAGTGGAAACATCTGCACCGGCTCCGCGTGATCGCCATTGTCGGCGATGCCGAGACGCGCAAGAGCGCTTTGCGGGCGGTGTTGGCTGGCCGCGCCGATGTCGCGACTATCAATTATGACAACCTTGTCTGGCTGGTCGAGATCATCGGCGACAAGTGGCCGTTCAAGATCGTCATTGCCGATGAGAGCACCAAGCTCAAATCCTTCCGACTGAAACAGGGTGCCAAGCGCGCCCAGGCCCTCGGCCGGGTGGCCCACCCCAAGGTGCGCCGCTTCGTCAACCTGACGGGCACACCGGCACCGAACGGGCTCAAGGATCTCTGGGGCCAGAACTGGTTCATCGATGCCGGCGAGCGCTTGGGCCGCACCTATCAGGCCTTCGAGGATCGCTGGTTTGAGGCGGTGCGCAACCCGAACACTGAGTTTCACGACAAGCGCCCGCGCGACTTCGCCCAGGAGCAGATCGAGGACAAGCTGCGCGACCGCACGCTGACGGTCAACCCGGCCGATCATCTGGACCTGCCGAAGTTGATCCGCAACGTGATCGAGGTCGACCTCCCGGCCAGGGCCCGCGCGAGCTACCGGGATATGGAACGGGAGATGTTCACCGAGCTGGAGAACGGGCAGCAGCTCGAGGCCTTCAACGCGGCAAGCAAGACCATCAAGTGCCTGCAGTTGGCCAATGGCGCCGCCTATACCGACGACCAGGGCACCTGGACCGAGATCCACAAAATGAAGCTCGAGGCGCTCGAGGACATTGTGGAAGAGGCCGCCGGCATGCCGGTGCTGGTTGCCTATCATTTCAAGTCGGATCTGGCACGGCTCAAGGTGGCGTTCCCCCGAGGTCGCGAGCTCGACAAGAAGCCCCAGACGATCGTCGATTGGAACGAGGGCCGCATCCCGCTGCTGTTCGCCCATCCGGCCAGCGCCGGCCATGGCCTCAACCTGCAGGACGGCTCGAACATCATGGCGTTCTTTGGCCTTTGGTGGGACCTCGAGCAACACGACCAGATCATCGAACGGATCGGCCCGACGCGCCAGGCGCAGTCCGGCCACAACCGACCGGTCTATATCCACTACATCGCCGCCAAGCGCACTGTCGACATGACCGTGTTGCAGCGGCTCGAGACAAAGAGGGGCGTGCAAGACCTGCTCCTCGAAGCCATGAAGAGGAGGGATTGATGGATACCCAACGCGAGACACTTTGGAAGTGCAGCCATTGCAACACGTTGAACTACCCGCACCGGAATGCGTGTCTGAGCTGTAACTTGTTGCGGCTGCCACTGCACAGCCCGACTGACGCGAGCCCGCTCGCCTCGCAGGTCGGCGGCCAGCACTACAAAGCGTTCAAGATCCAGCCGGTCGAGTATATCCACGCCAACTCGATCCCGTTCATCGAAGGCAACGTGATCAAGTATGTCAGCCGGTGGCGGGCGAAGGGCGGCCTTGCCGACTTGGAGAAGGCGCGGCACTTCATTGACATGCTGATCGAGCTGGAGGGCAAAGCCAATGCCTCGTAAGCCTTGCGAGAACTACGCTCGCGGCTGGAATGAAGCCATCAAGGCCGCGGCACTGCTGGTCGGTGATCCGACCTTGGCTGAGCGCGTGAAGCAGCTGGCCGTCAAGGTCTATGTCAAGTCGCGGCTCACCGTTGACCAGACGATCGAAGCCGAGCGGCTTTACATGAGTGGCTTGTCGACCGACACCGTCGCCCGGATGCTTCGCATCACCGACGGGCAGGTCGAATACATCGTCCGCAAAATGGGCTTGCGCCGGGCGCCGCTGCCGCCCAGCCCGCATCGCCGCCGGTTGCCACAACAGGGGATGCAGTCATGAGCGCCAGACGGTGACCGACATCATACCGCTGCCGCAAAGAACAGATCCGCATCTTGCCGGCAAGGCGGTGTGCCTAGGTTGCCGCCACGAATGGGTGGCCGTGGCGCCTGTCGGAACCGTGGCGCTGACATGCCCCGCCTGCGGAACAAACAAAGGCGTGATGCTAAATCTCGTCAGTGTCGAGGAGCCGATGTCAGTCTGGACCTGCAACTGCGGTTGCGAGATCTTCAAGATTGTTGGGGACGCCAACAAGAGGTTCAGTCACGTGATGTGCCTGCATTGCGGCGCAGCGCAGGATTTTTGATACAGAGGACCCACAGCCGTGACCGCCTTGCCGCAGCTCTATACCCTGGCCGACGTGCGAACGGCCATGCAGTGCAGCCACGACACGGTCTGGCGGGTGCTCCGCAAGCATCCCGAGATACCGCGCCTGGGCAAGGGCCGCGGTACCCGCTTGACCGCCGAAGCCTATCAATTGCTACTATCGGTGCTGACATGCTCAAACTCATCGCTCCCGGCAAGCGCAAAGACAACCCCTACTGGATCGCCCGCGGGCGGGTCCAGGGCAAGCTCGTCGAATTCTCGACCGGGACAACGGACAAGGGTGCTGCTGAAACAATTGCGGGAACAGCTCTTGCCGAGCTCCTCGCCCATCCAGCCCCTGAACCCAAATCGGTAAAGGTCCGGACCTTCAAAGATGCGGCCATCGCCTATTGCGCCTGGCGCCGGCCGGCGCACCGCGACCTCGTCGACATCAACAAGCTGATCCGCGAGCTGGGCAACAAGCCTCTGGACGACATCCGGCAGGCCGATCTGGTGACCGCTGCCGATCGGCTATATCCAACCCACAAGGCCAGCTCGCGCAACAAGCTGGTGATCACTCCTGCAAGCTCCATACTCCATTATGCAGCCGAACAGGAATGGTGCTCATACCGCCGGATCAAGCGCTTCAAGGAACAGAAGACCGAGACACGCGCGGTCGGGCTGGATGACGCCATCAAGCTGATCGCGGCTGCCGAGGGCGAGCTGCAAACCCTGCTGATCTTCTTGTTCGGCCAGGGGATGCGGATCACCGACGCCATCGCCGTGACCTGGGACCGCGTCGATTTGATTGCCGGGGCTATCGAGGTCCGGATCAACAAAACGGATCAATGGGTGGCCAAGGCGCTGCACCCCGCCGCCCGGGCCTCGCTGGCTGCCCTGCCGGGTGATAAGACCGCCGGCCGGGTTTTCTCCTATACCGATCGATGGGCGGTCTATCGGGATCTGAACCCGGTGGCGATCAAGGCCGGTGTCTATTTCACCCCGCATATGGCCCGGCATAGCCTGGGCAAGTGGCTGAACGCCAGTGGCGCCAGCCTGCGCACCATCATGGACGCCCTCGACCACGCCGACCCTAAGAGCTCGGTCCGGTACCAGTCTACCGACGTCGAAGGGCAGCGGGCGGCGCTCGAGAAGGTGGAATTCATAGCAGGCGACAGGCCGAAAGCGGCCAATTAA